CTCCTGGTAAAGGAGGATCTTTCAGTCGTGTCGATTTATTATCCTTTTAATAAAGCAGGAGCGAGTAGCGCAGCAGTGCAGCGAATTACTAGACAATCAGAAGGTTTTGAACACGCATATCATTGGACAAAAGGAAGAAAAATGGCAGAGAATTGGCGATTTGAATATTCCGTACCTACATGTACCCATAATGATAAGTGTGGCTGTTTGCTAAAAGTGCGAGGGGTAGGGAAAGATACTTCGGGATTAGCGTGGCAGGGAAAGACTGGTACAGTAAAAGAACAGATTTTCGATGCTGCGATATGGATGGACACTTGGGCTAAGACACAAAATGGTCTTAGTGTCCAGAATACAGAACAATATTTTAAGGCAAAATTGACGTCTACATCGACTATGAAATTGACTGATGCTCCTATCCAGTCTAGTCCTGTTTGGCCTGTGGATGTTGTCTTGCCTACACCATGTAGAGAGGTGCAGCGTGCGTTAAAATATGCAGATTTTCGGTACTTTCAAGCGAAGGGAATGTATTATTCTATGTCGGATCTTGAAAAATATGTGTGGAACGATAACCCAACTGAAATTCGTCCCTTATGGGCCGTAGCAATGCGACAATTGTCTATGTACTACTGGGTTTGTGGAAAGACTAATGGTCGTCCTCATGCCGTTTCGGCGATGATGGGGCAGTATCCACGTAAATTACCTGATGCTGTATTGATGTTTGATCGTGAGCAGAATACAGATCGTATGAAGGAAGCTTTAGAATTTCTGGAACCCTCTTTAGCCACATTATATCGATTATTAGGCATTGACTTAACGAAGAAACATGAATGGACATGCTCAATGCAATGCCTTCGTGATATGTACTTAGGCGCTTCTAGTGGACAAATGGATTCTGAGGTGAAGCGTATTCAGCTTATTCACGATGAATATGTAAAAGTCTCCAATCGTGGGAAGAAAATAGATTTTCATGAACAGGTTTTGATGCAAGTTTATAGATTTATTCTCTTTGGTGAAAAGCCGAATGTTTTGTGGGTACTTCCTCCAAAGAATGAGACTTTTTTTGAGTTTAATAAACAGTGGAATGATGATCAATGGGAATCATTTTTACAAAAATTGCGATTATTTAATATTCCCTCTTCTGTTTATATTTACTTGGAACGTTTAGTTTCTTTGGAACGTCATTTGTTAGAGCGTGGTAAGACGATTCGTATTGGTCATAAATGGTCACGTGGTGGTGCAGAAACATTAGCAAACTGTCTTGGGGTTGGCCTTCATAATTGCTGGAAAAGATGCATAATTGAGGGTGATTTCAAAAAGTTTGATCAGTCTGTTCGTGCTTCACTGATGAAATTGTATTGGTCGCAATGTTCTGTTCACTTTGACCAATCCTCCCCCGATTTCCCTATTATGGAAGTAATAATTAAGTTTTTATTAGAGTGTGCAGTCTATCGTGTTACCCATTTGTTTGGGAAAATTTGGGCAATTATTGAGGGATCTGTTGCTTCAGGAAAGTTGAACACGTCACATGAAGATTCTTGGATTGTTGCTTTCCTGTTTGCCTCATTCTTGGTTTATACTGTTATGACCAGTCCACTGGATCAACAGGAAGAATTAGAAGCCTATGTCCTGTCATATTTGAAATTAGTCTGTTATGGTGATGACCACCTGTATAATGTTGGTGATCAAGATAAGAGTTGGACGCAGGACTATTCAACATTTTTCTCAGGGCATCAGTGGTCAAATTATTGTAAGGTCTATTGGAGTATGGATGTAAGAGATCTAAAGCAGACATCCTACTGTTCAACCACACGTCATGGCTGGCTTGTTCAGATGGGTGCAACCTTTCTAAAACATCAGTTTGTCCTTAATCCTGTTCAGGGTAATGGTCAGTCGTTGTTCCTACCCTTTCGTGAGAGTCGTGAGTATTTGATTCGTGCAGTATATTCACGTGAGCCAAAAGAACGTGATGTAGTAGATGTTATGTTATCAGTAATGGGTCAAGCACATTCTACATATGCATCGAATAGAGACGCTTACGATAGGTTGCTTGTTTTTTATCAGGAGTTGTATGCAGAATTAAGTGAGGGTCTCCCTGTGAAAGAAATAATGTGGGAACGTATACAAGGACATGATGATATGCGTAAGATTCGTCAGATGGGACTCTCTCCTGATGAATTAATTAGTGGTTTTCCAACATGGGATAAATTAGTGGAAAAGAATGTGTATGATCCTGTATACCAGGAGATTTCTGTGAAAGAGATTGCCCCTACTTGGGATGAAACAGATATTGAAGGATACTATTAGTTGTTGTGGTGGAGTAGGTATTCCCTTGATCGAGTGGGAATGAACGATGGGAATATTGAGAC